TTTGACACTATCGAGGATAGAGGTAACGTATGGTCAGGTGGTACACCAGCTGCATTGGCAGACTTTGATACAATCGTACAACGTCTTGACAAGCAGGGTGCTATCGCTGAGAACGTATTGTTCTTAAACCGTCAGTTCTCTTTCGATATTGACGACATGCTAGCAGCTCAAAACTCTTACGGAGCAGGTGGTACATCTTACGGATTGTTTGACAATTCAGAGGAGATGGCACTTAACCTTGGATTCTCTGGATTCAAAAGAGGTTATGAGTTCTACAAGACTGACTGGAAATACTTAAACGATGCTACGCTTCGTGGAGGTCTAGTTGGTGGAGCTATCAATGGTGTACTTGTACCAGCTGGTACTACATCAGTGTACGATCAAGTTCTTGGTAAGAACGCTAAACGTCCATTCTTACATGTACGTTACAGAGCTTCTGAGGCTGAGGATCGTCGATACAAAACTTGGATGACAGGTTCTGCAGGTGGAGCTATGAGTAGCGACATCGATAAGATGCAGGTTAACTTCTTGTCAGAAAGAGCACTTTGTGTTATGGGAGCTAATAACTTCGTATTGTTCAAAGGATAATACAGGACTATTTATATACCAGGGGTTTCGGCCCCTGGTTTTTATTGTAAAATTTAAATTAAAATAAAATGAAAAAGAGAAAATCAATACTCGAACCTAAGGATAGAGTATACCTATTAAAAAACGAAAAGGAGCCTTTGGCTTACTTTATAGCGTCGAGAGACACACCAAGAAACAGACTGCTTTACTACGACGAGGAGAATAATATAAATAGACCTCTTCGATACGCACGTAACGCAAACTCACCATTTCAGGATGAGCAGGATAGCAATGTTATTTTAGAGCCAATAGTTTTTGAAGATGGGGTATTAAGAGTCCCAAAGACAAACCCAGTGCTTCAAGAGTTCTTACACTACCACCCAAACAACGGGGCGGAGTTCTATGAATTTGATAATGAAAAAGACGCACAAGATCATGTTGACTTCATGTACAGCGAGCTTGACGCTCAGGTTGCAGCTAGAGATTTAGACTGGACGACAATGGAAGCTGTGGCTAACGTACTTCTAGGAGGAAAAGTTTCCTCTATGACTGTAGCTGAGGTCAAGAGAGATATGATGCTCTACGCAAAGAGATATCCTCAAGACTTTATGGAGGCTGTTAACGATCCATCTCTGCGTGTGAATAACATAGCGGCCAGAGCTTTATCTGACGGCTACCTGTCATTCAGAAACAACAAGAAGGAGATATTTTTCAATCTTAAGGAGAACAAGAAGAAATTGATGACGATACCATTCGGAGAGGATCCGTTGTATACATTGGCATCTTACCTGCAGTCTAATGACGGACTGGAGCTGTTCAAGTTCCTGGATGAAAAGATATCTGAGAATTAGTATATTTGTGGTATTATTAACCCATTAAATTTTTTAACAATGGCAAAGTTTTTAAAAGTACCAGTCACATCATTACCAGATAGTTTGATGTCGGCTGACAATGTAGCTCACGTTTTTAGTGCTTCTGCTACATCAACATCCACGAGAATAGATTATGTCGATGGAACAACAACCACCATTAGTCATGGTGCACAAGCAGATTACAACCTTAGAGATGCTTTATCTGATGCGATAGTGCAATGTCAATCAGAAGGTTGGACAAAAGTCACAATTGATGTTTCAATGCCAAGCGGTGTTGCTATATCAGGAATTACTCACGCATAAAAATAAAAGACATGGAAAAGTTTATAAAGTTAGATGTAACCGCAGAAGGTACACAGACATTGAGTCTATCAAACGTAAAATTAATTTCTTACGATAGTTCTGGCGTAGATACTGAGATTTTTTATCTTGGAGGAGCTAAAGCTACATTAGATCATGCAGCAGATGCAGGAGAGACAGTGAGAGAAGCTTTGCAAAATGCTATGGTTGATTTGCATGAAAAAAACTGGAGAAGAGTTAGAGATAACTTTACACCACCTTTAGCTATAGCAAATATTGCGGTATCTTAGGTTTTAATTAAAGTTATGAGTACAAGGCACTTTTTAATCGAAGTGCCTTTTTTTATTTATCTTTGTTAAAACTAGATAGATGATCAATCAAGTAAGAAACACTGTACTGTCTATAATCAGCAAGGAGAACAGGGGATACATAACACCCCTTGAGTTCAACCTGTTTGCAAAGCAGGCACAGCTTGAGATATTTGAGCAGTACATATACTCGTACAGCACATCGATAGTCAAGCAGAACGCAAGGCTACATGGGGAGGGTTACTCAGACATACCCAGGAAGATATCAGAAGTTATAGATACGTTTTATAAGGTAGCTGCCCTAGCACACACAGGTGCAGAGTTTACGCCACCAACGGACTATTACTTCATCAACAAGCTTATATACAACAACTCGGTAGAGGTTGAAAAGGTTAGCCACAATAAGATACTTAATCTTATATCATCAAACCTAACCACACCTACGGTGGCGTATCCAGTATACACAATTAACGAAACGGGATTTATTGTATATCCTAACACTATAACGTCTAACATGACAATAGGATACATAAGGTATCCTGTCGATCCCAAGTGGACATACATAGCAACCAGTCTAACAGACTCAGATCCGTTGTTTAACGAGTCGGCTTCAGACTATCAAGACTTCGAGTTACCTAAGAGTGACTTCGTGAACCTTGTATTAAAAATATTACAATACTCTGGAGTATCGATCAGAGAGGCAGAGATCGTTCAGGCTGCTAAATCTGAAGAACTTCAAGACGCACAACAAAAACAATAGACATGGCATACATTACTAACTATCAGTACTACACCAATGAAGGAGTGATACCCACAGATTTAAATTGGGGAGAGTATCAGTATGTATCTCTATCTGACATCATAAAGAATTTTATGCTTATGTATGTCGGCAATGACAAGCTCGTGAACAACGTGGATCGCTATGCGATACTATTCCACGCAAAGAGAGCAATACAGGAGCTCAACTATGACGCACTTAGGAATATAAAGGTAATAGAGCAGGAGATGGGCGATCAGCTCAAGATGGTTATGCCACCTGACTACATCAACTATGTTCGTATATCTGTACTCAGCGGGAATGTATTGTTCCCATTGACTGAGAACAGGCAGCCTATCTCTGCAACTGGATATCTTCAGGACAATGACTTAAATATTCTTTTTGACTCAGCGGGCGAGATCGTTACAGGAGACTCAAGGGTTGACATACTCAGGCAGGAGAAGACCCTGTACATGGGTGGTGGCGTCTATAACGGATGTCACGGATATAACTACGAGGGTGACTGGTACTTCGGTTACAGGATGGGAGGCAGGTACGGAATGGATACGGCAGAGGCTAACACCAACCCAAGGTTTTCTATAAACAAGGCCGCCGGTGTGATAGACTTCTCATCAGGTATAGAGAACAAGCACATCGTTCTGGAGTACGTATCTGACGGCATGGAGAACGGTGATGACAGTAAGATAACCATCAACAAGATGGCGGAGGAATACATATACAACTACATCAAGTGGGCCCTACTGAACAACAAGACAGGTGTCCAGGAGTACATCATAAACAGGGCTAGAAGAGAGAAGACAGCGACGCTTAGAAACGCAAAGATTAGATTAAGTAACCTACACCCATCGAGACTACTAATGAGCTTGAGAGGTAGGGACAAATGGATTAAATAAGTATGGAGCTAAAGAAGACATTCCTAGCAGGAAAGATGAACAAAGATCTTGACCAAAGACTCCTGTCTGGTGGTCAGTACTCTGATGCGTTAAATATAACTATAGACACATCTGAGGGGTCTAACATCGGATCTGTTTCAAACTCACTGGGTAACACACTTAAGGGAGATATAACAACGATACTAAACTCATACACTCCAGCGATAGGATCCACAAACGCTAGGACTATAGGGGCTATAGAGTACGAGGCATTGAACCTGATATACTGGTTCGTAGCTGCAGATGAGTACGACGCAATATTTGAGTACAACGAGATAGACAACACTATAGCACAGGTCCTTATATGCACAAAGACTGGTGGCAATCCAAGTACACTTAACTTCAACCAGGAGTACCTGATCACTGGGGTTAATTATCTACCTGGACACAAGGATGACGGTGCACTACTATTTTGGACGGACAACTACAACCCGCCCAGAAAGATAAACATAGCGAGGGCTAAACAGTACTCCGTAAACGACAGCAGGATCGATATAGATATAGATGTGATACTCAGGCCGCCATTAAAGTCGCCTGTAATATATCCTTCGAATGCAGATGACGTACTATCAAACAGTATGGAGGAGAGGTTTCTTTACTTCTCATACAGGTACAAGTACGTAGACAACGAGTACAGCTCGATGTCACCATTTTCAGGTGTCGCATTTAAACCTGGAGACTACGCCATTGATTTTCAAGCTGGTATAAACAAGGCGATGGTTAACACATACAATCAATGTAGGATTGTATTTGAGACTGGTAATCAGTTCGTTGAAGAGATCCAGCTACTTGCGTATGACACAAGGAGTTTGAATGTTAAGGTAATAAAGTCTATAAACAAGGAAGAGCTTAATCTACAGAATGATAGTGTATCTCAGTACGTCTTTAACAATAATAAGATATACGCACCACTACCAGCCGATCAGGTTACTAGACTGTTTGACAATGTCCCTCTTCTGGCTAAGTCTCAAGAGATAATAGGGAACAGACTTCTGTATGGGAACTACACACAGTTTAGAAACATCGTAGACACAAATGATAACGGTATAGATATAGATTTCACCGTTAACTATGTATCTAAGTCGACAAACGAGACGAAGCCAATTCAGACATTCCGTACAGACAGAGATTACGAGATTGGAATTCTATATGGTGATGATTATGGAAGGATGACAACCGCCCTGATAAGTCAAAATAACTCCATATACATACCCTCCAGCGTGTCTGACAAGGGTAACAGTTTAAGGGTTGATATAAAGAACACACCTCCTAACTGGGCCACTAACTACAGGTTGGTGGTAAAGCAAGGAAAGAAGACCTACTATAACCTATTTCCAATATGGTTTTACTCAGACGGGGCATACAGATACTTTAGAATAAACGAGTCGGATAGGGATAAATTTTCTGTGGGTGACTATGTGATATTTAAGGCTGACGGTAATGGACCCACATACTCTAACGAGAAGTATAAGATATTAGAGTTTGAATTAAAGCCTTCTGGATTCTTGGGGGACGAGGAGACGGCAGGTCTTTACTTCAAGATCAAGGTAGATAACACATCTCAGTTTAATGAAAACAGCCTTCCTAGTTTTGGATGGAACGGATCTGGAGACAATGACATTAACAGCTTTTTAGGTATGGGTGCAAGATATGTTAATCCACCTATAGAAGGTGAATTTAGTATACGTGGAGACAAGACATACTTCTATGGTTTAGGTCCTCAAGGAGCTGGGCAGGGAGATCAGAACTCACTAACCACAAACCTACTACCATTAAATGTTCCTGAAGCCGATACAAATGCAGGGCAGCAATTGCGTCACGATAAGCGTTACACGATAGAGATACAAGACATTAATCCTGTAAAATACAGGTACACTGAGTCGTTAGACTTGAGCTACTGGTTAGCACAAGACATAGATATATCTACAGAGACCATTGTTTACTGGAACGACTATCAAGAAGCCGCTATTGAATTATTTAAAATTAATTTTGATCCAAACGCTGCATATTACAAAGGAGATCAATGGAAGATAAATCTAAGGGCTCGTGAGGATGATTTTCCTTATGCTTACCCTGTATTTAGCAACAATGCCAACCCTAACCCAACCAACTACAACGTATGCCCTCCTGGTGATTTAAATGCAAATGCAGCTCAACAAGATAATATAAACAATCTATTAAACGAAGATTCAGGTGGAGTTGGAGCTATATATGGAGGTTTTGCTGTTGCTAACGGGGGTCCTCAAGTTTACGACTCTAACGGTAACGAAATAGATAGACCTATACAAAATGGTGATATAATTACGATAAAGATAGTTCAGGATAGCCAGAATACAGGGGGTGTATATACCGATACTCAAGAGTTCTTTTCTCCAGGATACTATCCAAATATAGAGGAGTGGTTTATAGAGTCAGGTGCCTACAAGCTGTACAAACAGCACAATTCAATAGGTGAAGACGTGGGGCCATTAGGTATATGCTTCCGTAGAGCTAGAACAATTCCAATTAACACTGATTTATTTACAGGATACAATGGAGGTGGTCCTAATGGCCTGCAGTACTCTGATTATGAACCTGATGATCCTTTAATTAGTAGAAACTACCCTGTAAGGATGTTTATACCAGGCTATCCAGATTTCGATTCGGAATTAGGTCAAGGTAATAATGATAAAAATAATACTATACAGATTGAGTTTAATCACCAGCAGCCTGGTGTTATATCTTGCGAGACTGATCCCTTGGAGGAAGATACAGAGATATACCACGAGGTCACTGACTCTTACGACATAACCAATAACCTACACAAGGTTGGATGGGACTATGCAGACTTCACAGATGCAAGCACGGTTTTTCCTACATACAGCTGGATAGCAGGACTAACAGTTCTAGGACCTTTAGATCCAACAGACCCACAGCCTACCGATAAGCCTCACAACTTTTCAATGGGTCAGCAGGTGTATGTATCTGGATCAGCAAGTGTTCCTTCTATCAATCCAGCGACAGGAAACAATTACTACAGCATCGCATACATACCTAACCAGTATTCGGTAGTCTTAGACTTTGCATTTCCAGGGTCAGGACCTTCTGAGCCAGGAACTATATTTAAGGAGTCATGGGAGCAAGATCAGGCCGCTAATAATAATGGTGCCATTATAGAGATAAATGACACGACAAGTAAGAACTCACAATACAATGCATTTTCATTTGGAAATGGTGTTGAGTCATACAGGATAAAGGATGACTTTAATGCCCCTGAGATGAAGTTCAGCCCACGGGTTACAAGTATTATAGAGGACTATGAGAACGAGCGTAAGGAAGCCTCATTGACATATAGTGGGGTATTCAGAGGTGATACATCTATCAATAGATTGAATGAGTTTAATCTATCTCTTGCAAACTTTAAAGATCTCGATAGAGAGTTCGGTCCGATTGAAAAACTATACGCAAGGGATACCGATGTATTTGTCCTTCACCAGGATAAGATAAACAAGGTGTTGTATGGTAAGAACGTATTGTTCGATGCTGTAGGTGGTGGACAGGTTGCCTCTATACCTGAGGTTTTAGGGAACGAGATGCCATACCCTGTTGAGTATGGGATAAGCAACAACCCAGAGAGCTTTGCCACAAATGCTGGTAATATGTATTTCACAGACTCAAGACGTGGCTGTGTTATAGGTATAGAGAGAAATGCTGTCAATGAGATATCGTCATTGGGGATGACCGATTACTTTAGGGACGAGCTTAAAGATAGTCCTGAGAAACAGAAGGTAGGGGCGTATGATCCCTATTCCAATAGATACACTTTATCGACAAACAATACAAGACGATCATCACCATGTGAATTAACAATTATACCGTCAAAAAGAACAGTATCTAACAATTCAGGAGGTTTGTCAATATTTATGTTTAACATATCTACAGCTCTGTCATGGGCGATCACATTGGTTGACACAGGTTCGGGTACATCTTGGGTTAGCCTATCAAGCACGTCAGGATATGGAGCTCAAAATATTTACGCAAATGTTGCAAATAATTTCTCAGGTTCCACAAGAACTATTAACTTTGTTGTTACATACTGCACCAGCGTGACACAGACATTTACACTAACTCAGTCTGTAGGACGTCCTGTGATAGTTAAACCGATTGTAGTAAATAAACCTTATAAGAGATAATGAAATTAAAGCAGTCTTACGAATATACAGGAAGTAGTCAGTTTAACTATGACAATGTGCTACTTAGCTCTAACGGTATAGCTCTGTTTGATCAATTAACAGGTGTTGGTGGTATAGACTACATACCTTACGATGGATCGACAGTTATAGTAAGGGCAGGAGATCCTTCTAACGAGTACCTTAACTTTGAGCCAGGTGTAAATAACAAGATATATTATCTAGTCACCGATCAGGAATATACCGAGGCAGACAGTGCAACAATAAAGTCTTTAGCTACAGCTATACCTGTATACTTTAATGGAACGCAGTATCAAGGACAGTTTGTCTTTAACAACCCGTCTAATTTTGAAAACCTATATCTGATGTGGGACTACGAGGATGGCATAGGTACAGGTACGGCATCTTATAAAGGTATATCTGAGAATAGATCGCTTGCTTTAAATCTAGGTAGCGATATTGGTAGGGCTGGTATAACTCATCAGGTTGTTGATCAGCCTACAAGGTTTCAGATTGAATGGAACGGTGCTATAATAGCTGACACAGGTTACATCGGTTTGAATTCCCTTGCTAACTATAACGCACTCATAGCAGCAGGCATCAGCGACAGCGACATAAACTTAAAATCCCCATACGATGGATTGGTCAATACTGGTACAGGAGACCTTCTTTTTCATAAGTTCTCTAGTGTGGATGATGCTAGGGTTATAGTGAACTCTCCATTAGCAGGATCAGTATGGATCGTCAATAGGGTTATGCCTAGCCTGACTTCATTTTACATAGACACAACGAATGGAACAGAGGCAAACGTATGCACCCAGTGTCCAACAGCAAACTACTATCACAGCGGTACATCGCTGTTGCCTACAATAAATGACACTATATACAGGAACTCTACAGGGTCTCTTCCTTATGATGGAGGAGAGGCTCTTCATATGATAGACACAGTTATATGCACGGTGCCTAGTTCAGCGGGTAAGAGCTATGCGTCTGTTAGTTCCTCAGGGGTTGTTGTGTCTATAGATCCATGCGATTGCCCTGAGTATACGGTTCCTTTCATATATCAAGAAGATATAA